GAATCTGCTGCCGTTGACGAAGAGTATGCGCCTGTTCAAATTTATGAACTCAGGCCTTATGAGGGTTCTGGTTCTCAAACTTATTCTGAACCCGCCCTTCGCATTCACTAGCAACGCAAACCGTTGGGCGCGTGTATAATAAAAATGAATTGTTCTGGTGAAATAGCGATTGCCGAAAGGCTAGGCAAACACTACCAACTCGATTGGTGTGCCACTATCATGGCTGTAAAGGTTGCAGGTTCGAATCCTGCTAACAATTCCGCGCCCAACCCAGCGTTCACCCGACGTGAACGCCACGTCGCACCGTGAAAGCAAAAACCCGCAAGGCTTCAGCGGGTAACGCAAACCGTTGGGCGCTTGGAGGCGCAATGAACATCCTCACACAAAGTATCTTGGGCGAAACTGTCACGCTGAAACAACAAGGTAATTTCTACTGGCTGGTTGAGCCTATCAAGTGTTATGAGTTGAGCGTTGATAGTTCTGGCAGTCTCGATGATGTCAAGAAATATATCCAACGCAAAATGAAGTCGCTCCGAAAAAACTTGTCTGATTTAGATAAGTCTGAAACAGAAGTTGTTGCAATCTATCAGGCGTGTTTGTCTGATTGGCAAAGTCTCTATAAAAAGGTAACGCGCCTAACAAAGCGTGCACTGGACGGTGGGGATTCTGCGCCTCTACAAGCAGTTTCCACACCCGAAGTTTTATCCCCGTCACTGGCATTATCTACCCCGCCCCACCGCCAGTAACGCAAACCGTTGGAAGGCTAAAACAATGTCGCTTTATAACATAATATATGCAGACCCCGCATGGAGTTATTCGATAAGTTCATCTGTCGCTGGAGGTCGTGGTCAAAACACTTCTTATAGGTGCTTGCGTCCAGTAGAAATTTACGATATGCCAGTTGAAACATTATCAGCAGATGATTGTGTCTTGTTTTTGTGGGCATCTTATCCAATGTTGCCAGAGGCACTTTATTGTATAAAGGCTTGGGGGTTCTTTTACAAGACTAATGCTTTTACTTGGATAAAAGGAAACAGAAAAGCAGATAGTGATTTTTTTGGAATGGGTCAATGGACTCGGCGTAATTCCGAAGTATGCCTATTGGCTACAAAAGGAAATCCAAAGGCGATTGACCATAGCATATCAGAATTGGTATATGCACCAATCGGAAAACATAGTGAAAAGCCAGCGGAGATTAGAGATTTGATTGTTAAGTTGTGCGGCGACCTTCCACGCATTGAGTTATTTGCTCGGCAAAGAGTAGCAGGTTGGGATGTGTTTGGGAATGAAGTCGAAGGTTCTATACGCCTTCCAACATTGCTTGCAGCGGACGGCGCAACAGTCGCCGAAAATTAGTAGGTTGTTTTTAGCAGGCGTGTCTTTACAATGCGCCGCCGCTAACGCAAACCGTTGGGCAGACGCACACCCCGCGCCGCCCAACGGCGGCAAAGGGCTTGCAGCCCTCTGCACACCTGCTATCTGTTCGCGGCACGCCGCAAGGTAGTAACGCCCGACTCGCTCTGCGATGGCGGGCAATTCTTTTTCAAGATACGAGCGCATAAAACAACCTGTCAAGCAGGGACAGTCCCCCTCCAACCCCTGCGGCTATGTGCAAGAAAACCGCTTGCCACATAGCCAACAAGTCCCATAATTCCCATATAATCTATAAATCCACTTGACATTAGAACACTTGTGTTTTATTATGCCCACAGACGAGAACGGCTTGCCAATAGCTGTTCTCGTTTCGCGTTTCGCCAAAGAAGCGCGGAGCCGTTCTCGTCTTTTATCAAAGGAGTACCATGCTGACAAAACGTACTTTTATCGTCACCGCCACACAGGGGATTTATCTACGCACCAAACCCGACCTACTCGCAAATTCAGTGATCCGAACCCTTGCACGCGGCACGCGCTTTTATTGTGTCGAGCTTAGCAGGATCGGAGACCGCTCCTGGGCGAAGAATGCAGAAGGGCAATATATCTGCATTGCCAACGGACAAAACTTTTATGTTACCGAGGAATTGGTCACACCTCCCCCATCTGAGTCCCTCGACTGGCATTTATCCATTGACGCCTGGGCGCGTGAGCATGGATATAAGGGACCAAAGCCGTAATGACTTCGGCAGAAGAAGCCGAGGTATTGAGACGCCATGCAATAGACCTCGAAGCGCAGGTAACGGCAGTCACAGCGGAGCGAAACAAATATCATGCCGCGCTGGTTGATCTTCGGCTGGATGCCCTCGAAAAAGGACACGCAGACCATGAGAACCGCTTGCGACCCGTTGAAGCAGGACAGGTAAAGGCCAATACCATCTATGCCCTAATTGCAGGGAATGGAATGCTCTCAGTAATTGCCCTGTTCAAGATATTCATGCCATGACAACACGCAAGAAGCCAGGCAAAAAGAAGCGCGGAGGCCAGCAAGGAAACAAGAATGCGCTGCGTCACGGCTTTTACTCCAAAGGCTTTACACCCGACGAGATCAAGCGGCTTGATGTTCAGGGAGATCATGCCGACCTGAATTCAGAAACGATCATGCTCTGCGTGATGATCGACAGACTCAAGGATCAGATCGATTTTGACGAGAAGGAAATTACAGATGCGAACGGCAACACCTTTCGAGACGATCATTATCTAAGGCAATTGAACACCCTCTCTACCATGCTCCAATCAAAGGCAACTCTTGTAAGAACGCAATACCTCATTCGCGGAAAGAGCGGAGACCTGCAATCCTCCATCCTCGCCGCCCTCGAAGAATTGCGCCTAGAGATGGGGCTATGAGCACCTTAGTTCAAACGATCAAGCATATCGGGCGCACGTTCGAGAATTACACCGACCGCGCAGGCGGCATTCGGATGCGGCCTTATCAGTCCGAACCAGCCAAGGCGATCCTTGACTCTGTAATCAACAAGCGCGGACACACCATCGTTCTGATCATTTCCCGTCAGGCAGGCAAGGACGAATTACTTGCAAACCTGCTTTCCTACCTGATGACCTTATTTGCCCATCGTGAAGTAGGGATCGTAATCGCCAATCCCACCTACAAACCACAGACTATCAACGCCATCATGCGCTTAGAGAACAGACTCAAGGCCAATCTACTGACCAAAAGCATGTGGAAGAAGCGCAGCGATTACATGCGGATGGTAGGCGGAGCGACGACCTCATTTTTATCAGGCGACAAGTCCGCCGCAGTCGTGGGAGCCACGGCCAGCCTGCTACTCGTAATCAACGAGGCGCAGGATATTTCCCCCGCGAAATATGACAAGGACTTTGCCCCCATGGTTGCCAGCACAAACGCAACACGGCTGATCGTAGGGACAGTCTGGACGAGTAACACCCTTCTCGCCCGCGAAGAAAACGCGGCCAGAGAAGCAGAGAAGGCAGACGGGTTCCGCCGCGTGTTCCTGTACACCTCCGAGGAAGTCCGCAGGCATGTTCCCGCTTACGGTCAGTTCGTAGATCAGGAGATCAAGAAGCTAGGCCGAGAACATCCCCTAGTCAAGACGCAATATTTCTGTGAGCGGATCGATGCTCAGGCCGGCATGTTCAATGCCGCCCGTCGCGCTCTAATGCAGGGAGACCAGCCAGCGCACGAAACCCCGCAGCCAGGACACACCTACGCCTTTATCGTGGACGTGGCAGGTCAGGATGAAGCCAGTATGTCCCTCGATGACGTTGGCAGAAGTAATCCAGGCCGCGATCAGGTCACATTGCATATCGTTTCGGTGGACCTGTCCGAAATGCAGACCCTACAAGCGCCTATCTACCGCGCAGTCAAGCGTATGGCGTGGACAGGAGAAAATCACATCTCCATTTTCGGCAAGATCAATGCCTTTTGGAGCGTGTGGAACCCGCAAATGATGGTGATCGATGCCACAGGAGTCGGCGAAGGATTATGGGCCATGTTCGACAAGTCCCATCCCACCCGCATTATCCCCGTCAAATTCTCCCAGCAGGTCAAGAGTGAGATCGGATACGGCTATCTTGCGATTATCAATACAGGCCGTTTCCGTGATTGTTGTCCCTCGCCAGAAGTAGAAAAGCAATATGCCGCCTGCACCTCTGAAATCCTCGTAGGTCCAGCGAAAACAATGCGCTGGAGCGTTCCAGACGGCACGCGGGATGCAGACGGCTTGTTGATCCATGACGATCATGTTGTGACCGATGCCATGACCACCATTCTCGATAAATTGCAATGGCATATCGAAGTTGAAGCCGAGACCATCCCCATGCGCGACCCGATGCGAAGCATGGACAGGAACTATTGAAATGACTCTTACCCGCCCCGTTGAAACAGAGCAAACGATCATGATCGGCCAGCCATGGAACGGACTCTATCGAGACCGCTATTCCTACGAGCGCGACACCATTTTGGAGGAAGCCGTCAGAGCGTGGCGTCTCAATCCATTGGCACGCCGCCTTACCAACCTATACAAAATCTACAACGTGGACGGGATCAGTTTCAAGTGCGACGATCCAGACACGGAGAAATTCCTACAAACCTTCTGGACGCACGACCTCAACCAATTCGAGGAAATGCTGGAGGAAATCTCAAACGAAATCTTCCTGACGGGCAACCTGTTCCCGCTCTTTTCAGTGGACGCCAGCGGAATGACCTATGTACGCATCTTTCCCACAGATCAGATCGCCGAGATCAAGACCGCAAACAACGACATCAGGCAGGAGATTGCCTACATTACCAAACCGCTCAACATGGATGTGGAACCGCAGACCTTTATCAATCCGCGTGGCTTGCCATCCGTGAGCGTTCCCAACTTCATGCAGCACTACACCATCAACAAACTGGCAGGTACAGCATGGGGTGAGGGTGAAATCTGGCCTGATCTCCCCTGGCTTGGACGGTATGCCTCGTTCCTCGAAGATCGTGTGAGGCTCAACCGCTACCGACAAGCCTATATGTATGATGTTGCTCTGACGGGCACAGACAGCGAGAAGGTCAAGGCAAGGAAGAACGAATTACGCAACAATCCCCCACAGCCGGGCAGTGTCAATGTCCACGATGAGTCCGAAAAGTGGAGCGTGATCGCGCCAAACCTTTCAAGCGGAGAAGCGGAGCGCGACGGCTTGACCCTAAAGAAGATGATCGCCGTCAATCATGCGCCCATGCACTACCTTGCAGAACCCGAGTCCTCCACGCGCACCACCGCAGACGCCGCAGGAACACCAGCGTTCAAGGCGTTCGAGGATAACCAGCGGATTTTCAAGCGTGTTATTCACAAGATACTGACCATTGCCGCAAAGCGCAGAGCCGAGAAGGATAGCAAGGTCAAGGCAGATGCAAAGATCGAAGTCAGATCAGCAGATGCCACCGAGCGCGATAATGCCGCCCTCGCGCTTGCCACAGGTCAGATCGTTTCAGCCATCGGAGAAATGTACGACCGCAAATTACTCGATGAAGGCGAATACCTCCGCCTTGTGTATCGCTTCGCGGGCGAAGTCATGCCCGCAGGCAATGCCCCGAAGGGTATCCGCAAACCATTAGAAAAGCCTGCTAACACCAATCAAGGCGGACTCAAGACCGACGCCGAGACTGGTGAAGTGAAAGAACCAAAATAAGGAGCGTGCAATGCCAAATCCGAGAAACAATGAACTACGTTTCGATGCGTTCCAGAGCGCACCCACGAAAACCGCCAAGGGATACGAGATACTTGTCGTCCACGCAGGCCAGGCCAATGGCTGGAACTTCCCCGCAGCAGTCTTGCAGGAGGCTGTCAAGTTTTGGGAAGGTGTGGAATGTTTCGCCGATCATAATATGTTCGGCGAGTCGGTTCACGACCTCGCAGGTGTATTCTCCAATCCCCGTTGGGACGAACTCCAACAGGGCATTATTGCAGACCTTCGGCCAATAGGTCCCGCCGCTGAATTGCTCAGAGCATACGCGGACGAGATGTTTAGCGATCACGACCCGCACCCCAATATGGGCTTCTCTCCCGTCCTGATCTTTACCAGCGAAGAGAAGGATGTCACACACATCCTTCGTGTTCGTTCGGAAGATATGGTAATCAATCCAGCATTCCGCACGAAATTTGTAGCAGAAAAATTCCAAAGGAGAAATGAAATGCCTACCCCCGATGAAACCACCAACCCCGCGCCCGCCGACGTGACCGAGCATGTACAGGCCATGAAGGAATTGACAGGCGCACAGGCGGAGATCAATGCCGCTGTCAAAGGCGCACAGGAAACCCACCTGCAAATGTGCCAGAGTCTTTTGAGCGCGTCCCTCGATGCGGCCAGCGTCGATCTCCCCGATGCCGCAATCAAGATGATCCGTGACCGCTTCAACAACAAGACTTTCAAGCCAACCGAATTGAAGGCTGAAATCGACTCGTTCAAGGAAGCATTCGCGCAGCAGAATGCCGCCGCGTCCATCGTTGGACCCGCGCAAGTGACTGGCATGTTCACCCGCGAGGATCAATTACAAGCCGCCGTTGATGACCTGATCGGCGCACCCCGCGAAAAGGGCAGCGAGAATTTGAAGGTTCATAAATTCTCGGGCATCAAGGAAGCCTATCTCATGCTCACCAATGACTATGGTTTTGTGGGTGATGTGGATGTGCGCCTTGCTAAATTCCAGGGCACGACCGCCACGTTCCCGAGCCTTGTTGCCAATGCCTTGAATAAAGCCATTGTCATGCAGTGGAACCAGTACGGCAAAGCTGGATACAACTGGTGGGAGAAGATCGCCACCATTGAAACCTTCGAGACCTTGAACTCGATCAAGTGGCTCCGTCTCGGAACCATCGCCTCCCTCCCATCTGTGAGCGAAGGCGCAGAGTACACCGAACTGAAGCTGGGTGACAACGGCGAGTCCAGCACCTTCATCAAGTATGGTGGTTATCTGTCCTTCACGCTTGAAGCCATGGACAGGGACGATACCCGCAAACTGCGTGCCGCGCCGCGCGAGATCGCAATGGCCGCGCTTCGCAATATCTCGGAGCAGATCGCCTATATCTTCACACAGGCCAGCGGAGCAGGTCCGACCCTCGCAGACACAGGCGCGTTGTTCAATGCAACCGCCGTCACCACAGCCGGCGGACATGCCAACCTTTTGACCACCGCCCTTGGCACAGACTACACCGCCTGGAATGCCGTATCAGCCGCCGTGTACAACCAGCCGATGTTGGTTGCCAATGAGTCGGGCTACTACGGCACAGGCAAGAAACAGGCACTTGATCCCACGATCTGCCTTGTTCCGCGTGATCTGAAAGCGCAGGCCGAAGCCCTGTTCATGCCGCGCTGGGCGTCCAGTGTGGAAGCCATCGCGTCCAGTGGCGGACCGTCCTACGGCGGACAAGTCTTGCCCGTTGTTGTCCCCGAATGGACAGACACCAACAATTGGGCAGCCGTGGTTGATCCCATGCTCCTGCCTGGTGTGATGATCGGTACTCGCTACGGTCTGATCCCGCAGGTCATCATCGCGGGCGATCAGAAAGACCCCGCCATGTTCAGCAATGACGAAAGCCGCTTGAAGGTGCGCCACTTCCTCGCTACTGGTATCGGAAACTGGTCCGCCCTCCACAAGTCCAACGTCGCGTAATGTATTCACCCCAAAGGTAAACAAAATGCCTTTGGGGAATTAGTCCCTCTGACACCACCCTTGCCAGAGCAAAAGGAGTAAATATCATGGGTTACGTTCACGATACACACATGCAGAAGTTCATCCCGCCGACCATGTTCCATGCCGTAACAGGCACATGGGCAAATGCCGCTGGGAATGTGGCGCATACCATCGTCCTGCAAAAGACAGCAGGCGCGGAAACCGCCACCGTCACGATCCCGCTTGCCGTGCCTGGGAACAGTTCCGACGAGAAAGGTTCCAAGATTGCCAGCGTTGAGATCGACTACGAAATCCTGACCAGCGCGGCCACCAGCGTTACCGCCACCGTTTGGAAGATTGCACGCGGAGCCGATGGAGCCGTTGCAGTAGCAACTGCGGTCACAGCCACGCAAGACCTCACCGCCGCGACCGATGCCGCCGATGTAGATCAGCATTGCCTTACCGTCAGCATCACCACCCCCGAGTACATCGATGATGACGATTACTGGTTTGTTGAACTCGCCTGCGTCTGTGCCGCTGGAACCGTTCTTGAATTCCTCGGCGCACAGGTCAATTTCACTCTGAGGGCGTAATGCCAGATAAGACAGGTAACGCACTCACAGACCGCGTGCCTGCCCGCGTTCAGGCCATCGCCGACAAGATCGGCGATGCGCCTCTGGCATGGAGAGAATGCGAGGACGGTTCAATCGTGATCGTGTTCAACTCCAAAGGCAAGCAGACCTTTGAGAAGGTCGAGGAATTCGACCACATCATCCACACCAAAGCGGAAGCGCAGGAAGTCGTCAAGACTCTCGCGCCCCGCAAAAAGAAAGAAGGTAAATAATGGAATTTCAAACCCTCGTTGATACCTTGTCCGCCTTCGGCGTACCAGGAATGATTGCAACCGCCGTTATTTTGGTCGGCATTTATGCCGCAAAGAAAGGCGGATTGGTCGCAACAGGAAACCAAGCGCGGATTGCAAATGTCGTGCTCGGCGCGATCCTGTTCGGCCTCGGAGATAATCCGCAGGCAGAAGGCGCACTATTGGCCGTTCTCTCGTCCATTCTTGCCGCCCTCGCGTTCACCCTTTTGGAATGGATCGGCAGCAAGAGCAAACTTCCTGCTGGTTAGTTCTCTCCTCCCCACAGAGGCGGAGCGTCGCAAGGCGTTCCGCCTCCACAAAGGCACACCATGAGCAAAACCCTCACACAACTCATTACCAATGTTCAGGCTTTATTGTTGGACGATGGTACGCGGTTCAATACCACGACTGTAACCGCCGCCGTGCGTGCAGCACTCAAAGAGTTCAACCAGCGCGCGCCCGTCTATGCAGGTACGCTTGTGGATGTGGTCAGCGGACAAAAGGAATATGTCCTCAATGCCACAGACTTTGACGATCTGATCGATGTGTTCGCCGTGCTAAAGCAGGGCACAGACGCACATCTTGAAAACAATATCGAGCTCGAACATGATACCTATTTCGAGGATGCAGCTCCTGTCATCCGTTTGCGCGAGGCGCAGACATCGGGCTATCTGATCGTTCGTTATTCCATCCCCTACACCGTAAACGGATTGGACTCCGAGATCGAAAGCACCCTGCCCGCGTTCTACGATAACACCCTGATCGATGGGGCTTGTTATTGGGCGTGTGTCATTCGTTCGACAGGCCGAGTAGAGCCGATCAACCTAAACAAAGGCGTCACGGAAAATCTGATCGAGACCATGATGTTCTATCGCAAGGCGTTTGATTTTGGTCTCACACAGGCCGCAAGGCGCAGACCGCCAGTGTCCGAGCCGTCCGTCATTGCATGGAATGATGAATATCATACGTGGAATAAATAATGTCGCGTACCGTTTCCCAAACCCTTCTCGATGCCCTCGCCAACGGACAAGGCGAGTTGATTTTGCGCGTGAACACCTGGACAGATCAGGCAGATTACGTTGCCAATCCCACCACACCCGATCATGTCTGGACCGTCAAGAAGTTCGATATATTCAGCACTTCCGCAAATGCGGAATTGGTCACTGAAAACGATTATGTCCTCTCAGATTTCACAGTCTTTACCATCGAGCGCGGTATCACGCTGGCAGGGATCGAGTACACGGTAGAGTCGGGGCTTTATTTCGTAAAGAAGTATAGGGAAGATTTCGGGCAGATCAAGATCGAAGGCTCCAGCTATCCCAATCAAAAGATTTCAATCGCCGCAGGCGATGAGACCTATCAGCAGGTCATCGAGGCATTTTGCACGGCCATCGGTAAAACCGCAGTGTTCAAGAATTCAGCCGACGCATGGCTTGCTTATCAATTCCTGCCAGATGGTAAATCGCTCAGTCTCAATCGAGCGGAGTTATTCGAGAACCTGCTAAAGCAGAAATACACCATCCTTGTTTACGAGGAAAGCCCAAACAATCTTGTATTCTACACGCAGGATAGTTACGTTCAAAACGCATTCAAGGCGATCAGTTGGTCATCCGAATTGGGAATGCTTGCCGCCGTCTCAACCAGTGGCAACGATGAGGTATCCACTTCCTCGAACGGCACAGATTGGACACCCCAAACCGCGCCAGCTTTTTACAATGACCTTGCCTACTCCCCCACTCTCAACCTTTGGGTAGCAGTCGGCGCAAGCGTGGCCGGATCCTCGCCAGATGGTGAAACGTGGACAGCAAGAACCATACCGACAGGCGCGTGGACAAGTGTTGTGTGGTCAGAAACTTTGGCTTTGTTCGTGGCAGTCGGAAATACATTTAGAGCCGCAGTATCATCAAATGGCACAAGCTGGACATCTAATTTATTTACATATAGTTACACATGGACAGCAAGAACGGAAGCAGAAGCAAACCAATGGAATTCAGTTTGCTGGTCTCCTGAACTATCTCTTTTTGTTGCCGTATCAGTTGGCGGAACCAATCCAATTCAAACCTCTCCCGATGGCACAACATGGACATCCCGAAGTCCAGCAGGCGGAACAAGCTGGTATTCAGTGTGTTGGTCTCCTGAACTATCTCTATTTGTTGTCGTTGGAAGTGATGGGGTTATGACGTCACCCGATGGAATAACCTGGACGGCAAGAACAGAAGCAGAAGGCAATACATGGTACTCGGTATGTTGGTCGGCAGAACTTGATCTATTTTGCGCGGTCTCAGCCGATGGAACCAACCGCGTGATGACTTCCCCCGATGGCACAACCTGGACAGGAAGAACAGCGGCAGAAGCAAATAACTGGTATTCAGTGTGTTGGTCGGCAGACCTTACTTTATTTTGCGCGGTCTCATACACAGGAACCAACCGCGTGATGACTTCCCCCGATGGCACAACCTGGACACCGAGAGCAGCGGCGGAAGCAAATCAATGGAGATCAGTTTGCTGGTCAGCAGAACTTGATCTATTTTGCGCGGTCTCAGCCGATGGAACCAACCGCGTGATGACTTCCCCCGATGGCACAACCTGGACACCAAGAGCAGCAGCAACCGCGCAACAATGGTACTCTGTGTGCTGGTCAATAGAACTAAGTTTATTCGTATCAGTGGCATCCATCGCCAGCGGTGACAGCGTAATGACTTCGCCCGATGGTACAACCTGGACAGCGAGAAGCGGAACCATAGGAGCATGGAAATCAATATGCTGGTCGCGTGAAGTCGGTGCTTTTATAGCAGTTGCAACCAGTGGAACAAATAAAATAATGACATGGAATCTGTCATTACCCATTTCAGCAATCGCAACCGCAGACTCTAGCCTACTTGCAGCAGTAGGTACAAGCGTCTGTCTCACATCCACGAACGGCACTAGCTGGACAGAGCGCACGATCCCAGCAGGAACCTACAACGGCATTACCTACTCCCCCACCCTTGATCTTTGGGTGGCAGTTGGCGCAAGCGTATGCGCCACTTCGCCAGATGGCACAACCTGGACATCCCGCACCATCCCAGCAGGAACCTACAACAGCGTGGAATGGTCATCGACTCTCGCGCTATTCGTCGCAGTCGGCGCGAGTGTGTGCGCCACATCCACGAACGGCACAGCCTGGACTTCCCGCACCCCAGCGGCAAGCAATACATGGGTCGATGTGGTTTGGGCGGATACCCTAGCCTTGTTCGTGGCAGTCTCAAGCAATGGGACAAGCCGCGTAATGTATTCGGCCAATGGCACAAGCTGGACGATCATCACGGCAGAAACAGACTTCCCGCTTTCCTACCTCGACGGTCCAACCTCGTATCTGATCCGCGATCAATCAGGCGTGCATTATCTCTGGCGTGATGAAGCCAGCGCCCTACATACTTCGGGCGATACCACCCTGCCCCAATGGAACCTCGGCTATCTGGAGAGCACAGCGTCCCCGCCCACCACGCGGGAAGATGCCTATTACAAGATATTCCTTCAAAAAGCACCTGTGCGCCTCGACATCACCGACTCCGACAAGATCCATTTTTCCCCGTACTGGTCCATCGATCCGACAAAGACCATCGATGCCATGATGCAAATCTCCGAGCATTTGAACCTCGATAAATCCCCAGCGTGGTATCAAGAGATCAAATCGATCATCATGTTCAACAGCACCGAAGGCGGAGCCTTGCCGTCCACGATAGAGCGCGTGGCAGCATACACACCACTTGTCTCCACAGGCTTTGACGGCAATCTCACACCCGCGATCAACAATCTGCAAGCTCTGGCGCAGGCGGTAGATGATATGTCGCTACCGGCAAGCGCGTTCACCGAGAAAGGCACTTGGAGCGCAGCGACCGCCTACGTCCTGCATGATCTCGTCTCCCTCAACGGATCATCTTATGTCTGTGTCGTCGGGCACACCAATCAGACTCCACCGAATACCTCATACTGGCAGGTCGTTGCGGATAAAGGCGATACAGGCGCAACGGGAGCCACAGGCGCGACAGGAGCGACGGGAGCCACAGGCGCGACAGGAGCGGCAGGTGTGGATGGCATAGACTCAGGCTACACCGCCGTAACAGAAGTAGATTTCGGCACAGACAATCTTACTGAAAAGGAATTCACGATCACGGATGCCAACATTACGGGAAGCTCCAACATCACAGCCAATCTCAAATACGTTGCACCCACAGGCAAAGACCTCGACGAGCTAACGATGGATAATTTCGATTTCCTGTGCGCGCCCGCCGCAGGATCATTCACCTTGCGCATGGTATGTCTGAGCGGTTCGGTCTCGGGCAAGTTCAAAGTCGTGTATTCGGTCGGATAATGTCAAGAAATTACGTCAAATCCATCATCGAAAGCGGAGACGGGAGCGGCGATCTGCTCACGATCTCCGATCTTGTCAAAGCTGCGAGAGTCACGGAGTACAGCATTGGAGGCGTGGCATTCCCGAGAAGCGCGGCAAAGTATTGCCACAGCACACAGCCAGGCACGGTCATGAACACCACTTATGCTTATGTAGGTAGCAATACAAAGACCGTCGAGCTTGACTTCATGGAAGTAATAATTATTGGATTGCGAGACCCAGGAGATACACCACTCCACACTACTTACAAATTGGAACTCATAAGAGCAGATTTTTCAAGCGCAAGTGATATAGGAAGTGGAAGTTACGCATATTCCGCAATCGTTCCATTCGACTCTGACGATGATCCCGCTACCTTGTCTGTGAAGTCAGACCCAACAGGTTTATCAAATCAGGAAACATTGTTCTCTGGATACTTCCATGTTTCAAGATTTACGACAGACCCGATTTTCTTTCAAAACAAGATCAAAATCCCGTTCGGCAGAGAAGCGGGAAAACCTGTCACCATAACAGGAGATACGCAAGCCATCATTGCGGTATTTTCAGGAATGGCAGGAGCAAGCATAACTACTTTGATCGGTTCCATATACACCAATTGGCACGAATTCTAAAGGAGAACACAATGGCAGTTATCAAATCAGGCGCGACCACAGATGAATTGACAATCGATGCAACCAGCAAGGCGGCAAGGGTTACGGAATATCTCGCAGGACTTGCAAGAGCGGCATGGGCAGATAACCATCCGACCTATTCCTATTCAAACGCATCCTTCACGATCCCAGCCACACCTACCGACATCATTACGATTGACGGAAGCGGAAGCAAGACGATTGCAGTCGTCAGGGCGTGGATTTCCACCCTGCAAACCACGGCAGGGGTGAATTCGTGGTTCCTCACCAAACGATCCACAGCGCGGACAGGCGGCGTACAGGTCGCAGGCACAGCCGTTCCGCACGATAGTTCAGATGCGGCAGCTTCGGCCACGGTCGGACATTGGACCACGCTTTACACAGGCGGCGGAACACTGGTCGGGAATGTTTGGGGCGGTCGTATCAACTCGCCAGCAGCAGCTACGGCAGGTATCGGCGGATATGTTGGGCACAACATTGATTTTGTCCGTATGTTCGGTAAGCCGCTCATGCTTCGCGGCACAGGTGAAGGGCTTGCGATCAACTTCAACGGCGCAGCACTTCCCACAGGCATGACCTGCCTCGGAGGGTTCACCTGGTACGAGTTCTAAAAGAAAAGAGGATGCGGCAAGCCGCATCCTCTTTTTATAATTCTTTGGAGCCGATGATCGACGCCTCCATGTCGTTGATAACCTTTCGGATGGTTGTCACCAAAGAAGGGACTTTCTGAGGCAGGAACATACCGCCTTTGTCCAGTTCAGTGCACAACCTCAATACCAAATCGATGACCAACCGCAGACGGCGGTTATAAATCTTCAAGGCCGTGTTCTCGTCGTGCAGTTCACACATGGCCTCGCGTTCGGCGTTCCACATCTTCAAAGCATCTTCCAAATTATCCGTACCAGTGAAATCAGTCAGGGACATGGTACTACCTGCAAATACAAAGAGCGGACCCGCCTCGTC